ATTGTTTGAATGCTTTAGCCTTTCAAGATAATGTAGTTGGGGAAGTAATTAACATAGGTCCTGACGAAGAACCTGTAACAATAAATGAATTGGCAGAAGCGTGTGCAAATGAAACAGGATTAAATCTAGATCCTATTCATCACAAAGACAGACCAAAAGAAGTGAAACTAGCAACTTGTTCATCAGATAAAGCACGTAAATTGCTAGACTACCAAACATCTACAAATATGCGACAGGCAGTTAAAAAGACTGCTGAATATATCAGAACAAGAGGCACAAAAAAATTTCAATATCATTTACCTTTAGAAATTATTAATGAGCATACGCCAGATACTTGGAAGAAAAAATTAATATGATTTCATTTTGTTGCCCATCAAGAGGCCGTCCTGAACTTGCAAAAAGACTTGTTGACACAGCAACCAAAATGCAAGATGGCGATACTGAATTTCTGTTTTACCTTAATGATGATGATCCAAAATTAAAGCAATACAAAGATTTGCTTGATGAAAAACATTACACAGTAGGACCAAATCAATCAACTTGTTTTAGTTGGAACTTGATGTGTGAAAAAGCATCCAACAATGTTGTTATGTTGATGGGAGATGATGTACAAGTGAATACTAAAGGTTGGGACACATTGATTGTAAATGAAATAAACAAATATCATGATCGTATACTGATGGTTGTCCCTTCAGATGGCCGTGTTAAAACATCAGGAAAACTAGGAAACACTGTAAGACTTTGGGGAGATGAACCCTTAGGAGCGGCACATTTTGCAGTGCATAAAAACTGGACAAACACATTGGGATATCTTGCACCAATATTCTTTTGGCACTGGCACGTAGATTCTTACACACAAAAAGTTGCTCGTAAATTGAATAGATGTTTATATTTGCCAACTGTAGAATTCAAAGCTAAAAAAATTATAGACGACGATGCTGGAAAACAAATTAGAACAAACTTTAATATTAATATTCGCGACAACTATGTTTGGAAAAAAGTTAGAGATAGACATCTAGCCAATGATGTAAGTGCTCTCAAAAAATTTATAGAGGATAAAAGCACTTCTTACTTCTATGCTTCATAATGAATAAGTTAAAAGTTATTCTATTAGTATTTTGGTTACTCTCATAAGAATGCCAAGTTTTATTTTGTTGTCCACAAAATATAAATGTTGAATTTGGCTTCCATTCTGCTTCTTTTACAAATGCGTCTTCGTTTTGTGCAGTATACATTTTTGTGCCAACATTTATTTCTGGAGTAATATAAGTCACTGAACTCCAAGTTTTTTCAAGTCCTTCTTGGTGTATATAAAATTTGTATGGCAGAGGCGGAGTAATACTAATGTGTGCATTAATACCTAGTGTTGGATATTTTCTATATTCAGGATATACTTCGTGTAACTGTTTTACGTTATCAAATAACTTACTACAAATATCCACAGTTTCGTCATAAAAATCAATATTGTATTCTTTGAATTGGCTGGGGTGAATATGTATCAACTTATCTGTTTTTATTTCAAGTTGTTGTTCGCATTGATTTTTTAACTTTTCAAATACATCTAAGCTAAATGTATCTTCAATTATTTGATAGGGCCACGGGTCATGTAGCACATCTGTGTTTAAACATTTTTGTAAAAATCTTTCACCAACGATCATTTTAATCTCTCAATTATTTGTTCGTACTTTACTTTTGATATATCCAATTGAATACAAGGCCGTCTTATGTATTTTCTTTTCTGTTCTTCTATTGTAATATCTTTACAAGGAGTAAGTAAAAACTTATTTTGATGATACCTAATTTTTTTGCCAGCAACATTTATATCAGGTTGTGAGTTGTTGTCTGAACGTTCTCTAAAAAACCATAAAGCAATTATTTCTTTTTTAAAATCTATTTCAGTAATATCGTCTTTAAGTTCAAACCCAGTTCTATATTTTGCATCAAATTCTTGCCATGTTGTGTGAGTAAAATTATTTTGATTTTCGTATAGAGTGTCATATTCTTTTATAGGAAAAATAGTTGTACTAACAATATGTTCAACAGGTTCTCTGAAATAGTGTTCTTTTTTTAACTTTTCCCAATTCATTATGAACTAAAAAGATTTATTAATTCTTTTTTCCAATCGTCGCCGTATTCACAATCTCGGTATCCGTCAAACCAGGGCCCACCTTCTGTGTAATGTAATATTTTAGGAGCACCATCGTTTGGTTCTTTATACCAACCTACTAGCCAATTATATTCAATAGGTAGTTCACCAATTTCATTATCATCTAACCAGCTAAATCTATGTAGGAATTTAGCTTCTTCTTTGTTTAAAAGTTCTGGAGTAAGTATTTTATTTTTTGGATGTTCACAATTCCAAATCACCATGCTAGACCAATTTTTTCTTGGATATACAGTTTGTGTTTGTCCATCCATTTTAGTTGTTTCTTTTGGTGTATAATCATGTTGAACACATACAACAGCTTTGGATGGGTCACACCATTTGACTAGTTCGTGGCTTGGTATTTTCCAAAGGAAATCACAATCACAAAACACTGCCCAGCCTTTGAAGTCATTAAGATAAGGAACAAAAAATCTTGTAAATGTAAATTCTGTAGATGCTAACTTGTCAACAGGCCTAGTATACAACCCTTGATCTCTCATCTGTTTTTGTTTTAAAGGAATTACTTCTGCAGATGGGTCACGTCTTTTAATGCTATGTTCGCAAACTTGATATGCTATATCTTCTCTACTATCGTGCCCTACGTAAATTTTCATGTGCAATCCTGTGTATTTGTTTCCAATTATTTACTCTTGTTACAGCAGGATGGCTAAAATCTTTATTGTACGTGTGGTCAATTATTATACACTGTAGACCAAATTTCAAACCAGTTTGCACATTATAAGGTTTGTCTTCTACCCAAAGTAATCCTGTATCTTTAAATTGTTCTAGCACTTCATCCTTGTCGGCTCCTGTATCTAAGATGTGATAGTTGCTGAATACACTCTCTCCAAAGAGCTCTGCTAACCGTCTTTTCCGCAACGCTTGTGCTGGTAAATCAGAAGTCTGACTAGTTATAGGTATAAAAGTCCAACCTTCTGCGTGTAGCAGTTTAACCCATTGTATGCTATCGGGCATTGCTTGTTGCGTACCCATCCAAGCACTTTTATTAAATTCTCTTATTTCTTTTCTGATTTGAAATTTGGTCAAACCAAACCTTTCTGCCATTTCGTAGGTGTTTTCTTTGTCTGGCAGTAATTTGTATGGAAATATTTGTTCTCCATTTTCGTTAAAATAATTACGCTCAAGCATCCACTTAATAAAATGGTTTTCCCATTCCATTAGGACACCGTCTACGTCTGTTAAGATAATTCTATTTGATATCGGCATCTTCCATGCCAGCTACTCTCAGTTTTACAATGTTTGTTATCTGCCATTGTTTTTGATCTAAACCTTTAGTAATGCCTAGCCATTGATTTCTTAATAATGCAAATTCATTTATTATTTTTTCCATATCTACAACATCCTGCTCACCATCTGTGTATTTTTCAGCGTCTCTGCTAGATAATGCTCTGTTGTAATTTTCTAAAAATTTTTTAAATGATTTTGATCTTGTTCTGCGTAATTCAATATTTAGATAATTTAGTATGGCTTCAATTTGTTGCAACTGATTAAATCTTTGCTCAACAATGCCAGGAAGTGCCGCTGAGGCTTTTTCAAGATTACCGTAAATTCTTATTTCTTTTTTAGCGTTTTGTAATTCTTGATCGTAAAATGTTATGCAGTCTGGAATGCGTGCTAAATTTCTACTTACTTCACTGTACCAATTAGTTGTCATCATATCGATCGCTGTAATCCTCTTCGTCGTCTTCGTATTCCTCAAAAACTGTATTCACCGCTTCTTCTAGCTTTGGATCATATTCACCAATTGCTTTGATTTCGTCATGTTCAACACCTATGTCGTCTAAACATTTTACAAAGTCTATAGCGGCATCTGCCTTTTGTTTTTCTGGAATAAAATGAACAACTGAGTTCCACAAACGTTCAATATCTTCTTGGGTCATTTCTACCATTATTTTTCCTTAGGTTGGTCTACTGCTAATTTATCAAAATCTTGCATTAGCATATCTAATTTATCTCCAACCCAGGCTTTTCTGAACTCAATGTGTTCTTTTCCTGCTGAATCAATATATTTTAATCTGTTACCTTGTTGTGTTAGTACACCTTTTTTCTCAAACAGGTCGACAAGTCCACTGTATGGATCCATTCCTGTGTCATAAGGAATCTTGACTTGAACACCTTCAAACGGTTTTGCGTATCTTGTCTTCATTACTTTACAAGCGGCTCTGATACCTCTTACATCTGTGACTTTGTTTCCTTTTTCATCTTCTTTAAGTTTTAATTTTTTCATTGCAACCACAATACTTGATGCATAGATAAATCCTTGACCACCTGATATTTTATCATCTGGATCAAACATATCCTGTGATGCGTATGTGTGGTTAGTTGCTATCATTCCAACATTCCAAGAGCCAAACATATTCACGCAGTTTCTCACAAGAGCTGTTAGTGCTTTAGGTTTACGTCCTAAGTCACCCTTCATTTCGCCTGCTTCAAACTGGTTAACGTCTGTTGGAGTCAGCATCATTCCTAGTGAATCAATTACAAATAAAACTTTTGGAGCACCTTCTTTGTTGTCTGCGTGTTGCTCTTTATAGCCTTTCATAAACTCTGATACCGTCTTTGCAACGTCATCTACCATAGACATACTTAATTTTAGAAGTTTGTCTTCTGATGTGTCTACTTTCAGTGCTTGTAGCCATTGCTCATCTAATGCATTCTCTGTATCAATTAGTATAACAAATATACCTTGTTGCTGTGCATTTTTAATAATGTTGCCTGATGCAATGTAACTCTTACCTGCACCAGACTCACCGGCAAGTACTGTTACTTTGCCTAGGGGAATACCTTTATGGAAGTCACCAGTCATCAAATAGTTCAATGCATAGTTGCCTGTAGATATCCAGTCTGTAGGGTCATTGAAACCTATTCCTAATCCTTGAATGGATTTTGTAATGCTTTTTCTAAATTTTGTTGCGTCAAATACTTTTGTCATTGTACTCCTTCTATTATATCTATTTTACTGTTTTTTGTCAATCTAACTGTGTTCTCCCAAGTAATTTTACCAAGAGGCAAGTTACCAATACCGTTTGTTTTTTTGTAAGGATCAATATTATTATCTTTGCACCATGAAATAAATTCACTATGGAAAATATTTTTTTTATTTTCAAAACTTATTTTTATATCTGCTCCTATATAGTGATTATTTTTTTGTTTGTTGTAATCGCTATTCAATCCATCTTTCCATAAATCTATATAATTTTTTCCTAACTCATTGTATGAAAGATATACTTCATTTTCTTTTTCTTCAAAATGCGTATAATAATATTCTGATTTTTCTAGAGGTATGCGTGGTGTTTCTTTACGCAACTTTGTCCATTGTATTTGTAAGTTTGTTGGATTGTCAGTAAAATTCTCTAGTGCATGAATGCAATAGTTTAGATCCCGTACACTTTCCTTTACTTTTATTGGCGCCATAATCATAAGTTTAGTTGGATTGTCAAATTCTCCTGATAATTTTTCAAATTTGATATGTAATTCATTGTAATCATCTTGATCAAAATTTATTGGTACCTGTATAAATTCCTGTTTTAAAAAAACATTTACATTGTTTATTGCGGTAATAAGATCTTTTTTAATTTCATCTATGGTTTTGTATTGGTAGAATGTTCTTCTATGATCTATATCTTCACTGTCGCCTACGTATATGGATTTTATTAAGTTTTTCCATTTGTAGGCGACAGAGTTATCATAAAGTTTTAAACGAAATGCTGGTACACCATCAATTTCGTATAGCATGACTTATTTTGCTTGTCTTGATCTAATTAACTTCAAGATGTCTTCTGCTCTTTTGGCACTATCAGTGCTTGGTTGTGCCGGAGCAGTTGTTTCTACCGCTGGTTTTTCATTTTCATGCGAGTGTGGTTTATCACCATCTGCGTGACTATGAGTTGTACCGTTGTCATGTGTATGTTCAACTGTTGCAGGTTTGTCTGCTTGTGGCAAACTTACTTGACTTACTTGACTTGCTTGTACTCCTGCTGGTCTAAAGTATTGTCCATACTTCTCAAGATCATATGCCTCACCGTCCACAGATTTTTCAAATAATTCCTTAATTATTTTAACTTCTGCTTCAGTAGGTTCTTTTGGTCTAAAGTCATTTAGATTATGTAATCCAAATTTTTCAACTGCACTTCTTTCTGCTTCGTCAAGTGCTCTTTCTCTTCTTGACCATTTTGATGTTGAGTAATCAGCATAGCCACCTTT